TGTTGAGCTTATCGCTGGAGCTGCGGTGTCTGGTTCTACAACCACTTTTGAGTAATTTATTTTTTATACGGGGGCTTCGGCTCCCTTTTTTTCTATGGCTACCACAACTATTGACACCGATACCGAACTATCCGCAGTGAACGCAATACTGGGAGCTATCGGACAATCACCTATATCACAACTTAAAGATCCATCTACTGGAGTTATAGCAAACGCTAACCCAGAAATACAATTTATATATAACTTACTACGTGATGCTAATGTTGACACACAGGCAGAAGGCTGGCACTTTAACAGAGAACGTCATGTAACATTTAGTAAAGATACTACTACTAACAAAATAGCTATATCAAATGACATAGTTAAAATAGATTTACCAGATAACTGGAGCAGAAGACATTATAACTTTATTAGACGTGGTGGTTATCTATACGATAAAATTACACACACCGATACATTTACTGACATGGGTACATCCATCGAGTTAGATGTTATCAGACTATATAACTATGAAGATTTGCCTCCTGTATTTAAAAGATACATAACTTACAGAGCATCAAGAATGGCAGCTACACAGCTTGTAGCTAATCCTCAGCTTGTTCAGTTACTAGGTTCACAAGAAGCACTAAGTCGTGCAAGTCTTATGGAGTACGAATGTAATCAGGGTAATCATAGCATGATGGGATTTGAAGATGAAACTTCATACCAAACATATCAACCATGGAGAACTCTTAGAAGATAATGGCAGGCATTACACAAACTATCCCTAGTTTTATAAATGGGATTTCGGAACAGCCCGATCACTTAAAATTCCAAGGACAGCTCAGGGATATTGTTAATGCAATACCTGATGTAACACTTGGATTATATAAAAGACCGGGAAGTAAACGTATAGGAACTGTTCCACTACCTAATGTACAGAGTGGTGGTTCTTGGTTTCATTACTTTCGTGATGAAACAGAAGGATCATACGTAGGTCAAGTAGCAGCTGATGGTCAAGTTAGAGTGTGGCGTTGTAGCGATGGTACACAGATGACTACAGCCTATGGTACAGGTGGGCAGACCGCCATACAAAATTATCTTGCAACAAGTGAACCAGAAAATTTACAGTTCCTTACTATTAACGACACTACCTTTGTTAGCAGTCGTGATAGTTCTAACTCTAATACTTTAATAGGTACTACAGGAACTACAGATGATAGACCAGAAGCTCACTGTGCTATGATCGAACTACTACGAACAGAAAATGGACGTCAATACGGTATTAATATATACGATAGCTCTGCTTCTTCTAGCCTCACTACTGTAAAACGAGCAACACGTGTAAGAATCAGTGCTAATACACTGGACGAAACTGATGGTACAGGTCACTGTCCCAGCATAGGTACAGAAGTATTTAGTAAAGCGTCTGGAAGTAAAACTAATTTAATATTTAGAATTACAACTTTAGGTCAGCAAGGTGTTAGTCCTAACTATAATGCTAACAGTAATGGACCGGGTGGTAGCAACTACAGATGTAGCTATCAAGCAGATATAACATTACTACATGGTGGTGAAGGTTGGGATGTAGGTGACACAGTAACAGCTACCATGGAGGGTGCTGATTATACTGTACGTGTAGAAGAGATAGAAACTACACAAGTTAAAGCTACATTATCTAGTGCAGGCGATGGACTTATTCGACCTACACCCACACCTTTTGATTCAGATACAGCAGTCACCGCTGATACTATTCTAGCTGGAATAGTTAGTGGTTTACCATCTGGTATAACTGCTAAGGTAATAGGACCGGGTATATATCTATCTAGTGCTAATCCATTTAACGTAGAAATAGCTGAAGAAGATCTCATGAGAGTCTTCCAAAAAAGTGTTAACGAAGTTACTTTACTGCCTAATATGTGCAGACATGGATACATAGTTAAAGTACAAAATGCTAGAATGTCCGATGAAGATGATTACTACCTACGATTTGATGGAGAAAACAATCTAGATGGTAGTGGTGCATGGAGTGAATGTGCAAAACCAGTTATAGCTAAAAGCTTAACTAATATGCCGCTAGTAATCCAGAGAACAGGTACAACCACATTTACAGTTAAACAGTTTACATATCAAGATAGAAGAGTAGGTGATGATAATACTAACCCTATGCCTACATTTGTAGGTAAACGTATCAATAAAGTATTGTTTTTCCGTAACAGATTAGCTATATTAGCAGGCGAAAATGTCATATTATCTAGACCGGGTACGTTAGGAACCCCTGACTTCTTTATAGAATCAGCTCTTACTGTATCAGCTAGTGACCCTATAGACATATCAGCTGCGTCTATGTTCCCATCTGATATATTTGATGGTATAGAAATTAATGCTGGACTACTTGTATTTAGTACAAACCAACAGTTTTTACTGTCTACAGATGACACAGTACTAAATCCAGATACAGCTAAGTTAAGAAGTGTATCTACGTTTAATTATAATAAAGATATACCTCCTATATCACTTGGAACTACAATATCTTACCTCGATAACTCTGGTAAATTTAGCCGATTAAATGAAATGGCTAACACATCTAGAGAAGGAGAGCCTGATGTCGTAGAAATTAGTAAGCTAGTACCTACATTACTACCTAAAGACTTAGATTTATTTACTAATTCCAGAGAAAATTCTCTTATATTAATAGGTAAAACTAACTCTGACACAGTATTTGGCTATAAATATCTAGCTATAGGTGATAAAAGGCAGCAGCAAGCATGGTTTAAATGGAAACTAAACAATCCATTACTGTATCATTTTATTATAAATGACGAGTATTTTCTTGTAGATACAGATAATTTTTTACAAAGCATAAAACTTGTACAATCTGACAGTGATCCTATTATTACACAAGATAATGTTAATTATCAAATACATTTAGATAACCATACTACTGTTGGTAACGGAAGTTATAGTGCAAGTACAAACTTAACAACCTTTACTAATCAATCAGACTGGATAGATCAAGTTACCACACCAAATTATGCTTTAGCTATAATTGATTTAGATACTAACTCAACTAGGTTAGCAAGATATGCTTTACCTACTGTAATTAACGGAGACGATTTTACAGTTCCCGGAGACTGGTCTACAGGTACATTTACTATAGGTTATTTATACGAGTATCTTATTAAGTTTCCTAGAATTTATCCCAAAAAAATACAGGGAGAAAAATCTTTTGCTGATGTTAACTCGTCACTTATTGTACACAGACTTAAATTACATTTTGGTAAGATAGGTCTATACGAAACAACGCTAACACGTGTAGGAAAAGATGACTATACAGAGATATATGAATCATCACTGTTAGATGAGTATGAGGTATCAGATGCACCATATTTAGAAGAGTATATTAAAACTATACCTGTCTACGAAAAGAATAAGAACGTAGATATTGTACTTAAATCAAGTCACCCAGCTCCAGCTACCCTAAGAGCAATGGCATGGGAGGGAGACTACTCACCATTATTTTACAGACGTGCCTAATTACATACACCCAATTACAACTGAGGCTGCCTTACAGGTGGCCTCCAACCTACGTCCAGACGACCTCAGAGAGGTGACAGAGGGTCACGGGTTAGATCCTATGATCTTCTTACCTATGGCTGCTCAGGAAGGCTCTGCTGTGTATTTCACAGTACCAGACGGCAAGACTGCCGGACTAGCCGGAGTAGGAGAAGGCGGAGTAATCTGGATGTTATGTACACCAGAGATAGAACGCTATCCAATTACATTTGCGAGAGAAGCCAAACGGTATGTCGATAGCCGTAAAGAGCCACTCTTGTGGAACATAGTAGACTGTAGAAATACAGTGCATTTAAAACTGTTAAAGTTTTTAGGTTTTAAGTTCCTACGTAAAGTTAGGAATGGACCATATAATTTAGAATTTATAGAATTTTGCCGTGTGCGTAGATGCTAATGCCGCAGCTAGAAATGCTGCGAAACAACGATGGGCTGAGAAGGATGCTAAATATCGCTCAGAATCCCTAAAATTTTGGAACAGAGAAACTTCTGCTGTTCGTGGTATGCAACGTGCTGCCACAGGTTATAGCCGAGCTATTAGTAATGACTACCAGCGAGCCTTGTATGTACAGGGTCAAGCAAGGAAAGCTTACCAAGCAGGCTTTATAAAATATCAACAAACAAAAGGCTCAGTTGATGAAGGTGGTAGAGACAGACGAGCAAGCAAGAAAGGATTAGTTGCTTTAACCAGAGCTAGAGGACAGCTAGATAATGCTGTACAGAAAGAGTTTGGAGTACAGATGCAAAGACGCTACCAAGCAAGAACCAGACAATTCCAAAGTGCTCAAGCTAAAACAAGAGAATCACTTGGTATAAGACCAGAGTATGGTGCTCCAGTTATGATGCCTCCATCTGATAGACTCAGTGGTGCATTAAGTATTGCAAGTACTGTAGTTAGTCTTGCAAGTGGGCTTCAAGGTATGGGATTATTTAGTGGTGGAGCTTCAGCCGCAGGCGGTTTTAGTTCAGCTATAACATCTGGTCAAGCTTTAGGTATGGGAGGATATTCAAGTATGCTTTCTATGCCATCTTTTCCAGCCGCAACATTTTTACCAACTAATGTAGGCTAATGACACAATCTTATTTTGAATATCTAGGGAGACAGGAAGCTGCTCCCTTTACTAACGAAAAGTTAGACTATGAAAAGACAGAACCTGATCTAACTAA